ATTATCTCTTCAAAGCACTCAACATACATCTCTCGTTGTCGCGTAGGTAGTGACAGTATATCATATTTAGTCCACCCCCATCTCTCTGCGAAGGCGACTATTGTCCTTACGAGTCCCTTCTCCGTAGTTTCCGCCCACTCTTCCCATTTCGCACACCCTTTCGGGTCTTGGGTGTGTCCGAACTGAAAAAACCCATCAGACTTAACTCTCCCTCCTCTTCAGACTCACAGGACTCACACACAAACTCAATGTGCGTGTCTACGCCCACCTGCTCACGCATAATCAAATGTGCGAACATATTCCTGTCTCGCGAAGATAAACGCCTCACATCCTCAGTAGAAGGTGTAAATTCCATACCCTCGACCTTCCTGATACCACTAGTCAGCATCGAGGTCGCCATCTGGTTCTGAGCTACCCGCGCCAATAACTCCTGTGTCTTACCTGTGGGGAATGCCCATGTGATCTTATTGTGATACGTCTCTGTCTTCTCTTGATAGAATCCACGAGGTAACTCAATCTCAACCTCTACAGGCGCATCCTCTTCCCACTCATAAACATCTAACTCCTTCAAATCAACGTTGATCTCGTTTGGATGCCCACAACTACCACAACTGACATGAGAATCAAATCTCTCTTGGTTCGATAACATCTTGATAGATAACATTAAGAAGTCTCGGTCTGCGACAAACATCTGACGAACGATCTTCTCGTCAATCAATCCAAGTCGGTTTCTCTTCTTCTCTACCAAACCAGTGATCTCTTGAATACATCGCTGTAACAAGAGAGTCACTCCCTTAGCACTGTTATTCTTAACCTTCTTTGAGGTGAGGTTCTCTTCATCGACACCCGTCATCTCATCGATAACGACTTCTCGATAACGTACACCATCCACATCTACCCCAATAGGTAGAATCACTTTTTCATTATAATTAAGCATTTTTTAACCTGTTTTATGTCTTATGTTTTTTTCTTATTGAACTTTATTTGTCTCTTCAATCCCATGATGCTGAAGAACCAACGTGGAGATGACAACATCGTTTGAAGTAGCGTCAAAGTCACCAATACTATACTCACTAGGGAAAGCATCCTTGAGTTTATAAATCTTCACGATTTCTCCCTGCTTGTTAAAGAGATTAATGATGACATCCATACGATAACTATCTGGCCCAAAGTCAGCATGACCGCCATTTGGGGGATTTCCAGTAACACCAACAACATTAGTCACACGTTTAATCCATTGATTGAAATCATCGTCATAGGATACTCCACGCTCTAAAGTTACGGTGTCATAAGTAACCATACCAGCGAGTTTCTCGACCCTATCAAGGTTATTACCCTCTCGATAATCGACAACTTCAATGGAGGTCTTTAAGCCACTAACCTTTTGGAAAGAGGCTCTGGTAAACCCCTTACTCTCTACCGTAAATTTAAAACCTCTATAAATATCTTTCTCTAGGTTTCCCATCTTTCTACTCCTCTACGCTAGTTCCGCCAGTTTGTGACTGACTGAACTTGAAAATAATGAACTCGGCAGGACGAAGTAGCGCAACACCTACCTCTGCATTCATAATGCCCTGACGCATATCAGATGATGAATTGTTTGTACCGTCAATCTTGACGTAGAAGGACTCTGCGTTAGTAGATCCCGCTAATTGACCCGTTCCCGCCAAACTACTGAGGAATGACTCTAGGAGGTTTGTCAACTCTCCCCAGATCACAGGCCCATTGTTCTTAAAGAGATAAGGCTTGGCGATGTTCTTTGCATTGTCTTCAATGAAGGTCATCATTCTACGAACATTGATGTAGGTGAAGTCCTCTTTTGATGAAAGCGTTCTCGCTCCAAGAGTAAGAACCCCTGACAAAGCACCATTCGCTTTAGCCATCAAACGGAGACAGTTAATCCCCATAACATTCAATGAACCATGATCAGCGTCTGAGATCTCAGAACCTACTCCAACCACGCCCTTGATAAGACCAGACTCCCCATGCCCCGCAGGACTTGAAGAGATACCACCGAGTGGAGGACTCATTCCGTCAACGCGACTGTAAAGACCCGCGACTGCGCCTGAACAAGGGATTGTCTTTGTGACGTTACTGTTTGGCTTCTTAACCTTAATATGAGGGAAGTACATAGCTCCCCAATAACTGTCAACACCGAGACTTCCTGCGCGATAATCCCCAACACTACCTCCGCCTGTTGCTTTACCCGTAAGACCCGCAGGAGTGTCCAAAATAGCGAACATATCCATTCGGTTTCCGCAGAACTCAAGCATACCCATTTGGAGATTAGGGAGCATCGCGGTGGTGATCTTCCCAGCACTGTCTGAAGGAGGGATTACCAAGAGATTCGCCTTCTTAGGACTTAAAGAATCAATCCCTCGACCATCACTGTCGCCCGTAATGTCAGCAAGTACAAGACCCAGCAATTCATCATTACCGTTATTAGTTAAGGCCCAAAAAGTATTCGGAGCTAACTCAGTCTCCTCAACCTCTTTTGCGCTCATAGCACCCGTAGGGAGGAGGTCTTCAACCTTAATGTATGAAGACCCAATCTCGGTGTCATTCACCAAAGTCTCCACATAGTTATCAGCATCAGGGTTCATTGAAACAGTATCCCAACGCTCGATCTCTAAATCATCCGTATCATGTACAGTGAGATTGTACTCAAGAGAGATAATGGTTGAGGTTGGAGCAATCACTCCACCGATTGCGTCTGTAAGAGTAACGTAATGTTTTAGAACACCCCCATCCAATTTTGAGTAAGTGTCTTTAACCACAGCATAAGTCAATGTTCCATTTTCATCGATCTTTAGAACTGCACCGCTCACCATCCCATTAATAGAACTAACATGAATCTCAAGATCCGTTGCTACTGTGACAGTATCAACAGTAGCACTCACTCGTCCAGAAAGAGCCATTCTGACAGTAAGGGTTTTACCCGCAACCCCAAAAGAATCATCCCCTCTGTAACCCGCTGAGACTTCCAGCAAATTAGCCGAATTAAGTTCATCGGTGAAGGTAAAATTCGCACTAACAGGATTGGATGCAACCGCGTACATACGAACCACATAACAAGAAACGCCACCGTTCTGAAAGAAGGAGCGCACTGAGTAATACAGATTCTCGTTCTCTACAGGCCCACCGAAGATTCGAGTAAAGTCTGCAAACGCGGTGATCAAAATTGGACGATCAACTGGGCCTCGTGCGGTCGCACCGACAAAAGCACCAATAGATGTAGAAACTCCTGTTGGAGCCTGTTCAGGAGATAGGATCTCCTCAATGTAAATATCTGGTCTAGTATAGCCCATTTAAAACCTCATTTCTTTTTAAGAAACCAAAACTTGTTGTCATCAAAGGCGAAATTCCTGTGGAGTGTTTTATCGGCATCTATAGCTTTCTCAGACGACTGAGGTCTATTATACACATATTTTGGTCTTTCTGCGCCTTCTTCAAAGATAATTTTATTCTGAGTCCTCACTACGTTAGACTCAATCCGTATCTCGTTTATACCCTTTTCATGTGAATCGTTATCCGTATCCTCAATATCTGCTAGGATAGAGAAACTCCATGTCTTTTGGTAAATGACTGTATCAATGTCGACTTCATTAAAACTATTAAAGCTCTCTCTGAAGACATGATAATGAACACCCTCAACTTCTATTGAGTCTCTGGGCGCAAATCGAGATTCCACCCAACGCATTAAATCTCGGTCTTCCCAAGCAGATAAGGCGTTTGTGGTTACTTCATAATTGATCCGATAATACTCACCTACTCGCCTCTTAATGAAGGTCGGTGGCGAGGTTTAGTAATTCACCTCAACATTATAATCAGACTGACTATCATATAAGTCCGTCTCAGGGATCATCCCATTAAACATGATCGAGATAGAGGGATACCTCTGATCTTCTGCCTCCTCTATATCAGGGTAATCTAAAAAGACAGGAACAGCGTTTCTTCGCCCGTTTCTGTCTGACATTACTCTGCCCGTAAAGGTTTTAGCGAAGGCATCTTCGATCTTATATAGCGGGTGCGCCATGTCCACCTCCGAATAACGCTTTCTTTCTATCCCTCATATATAACTCAATCGCCCACTCAAAACTAATTTTATTGTTCTCCCCCCACTCACCAAATATGTCCCCAAAATGTCCGTCCTTTATAAAAGGTAAACAAGTGTCATTAAACCTCTGTGCAATAAAGGATGCTTTAGGGGTCTTTTCTCCCATATTCCAATGGAAGTTAATCCCCTTAACAACCCGATTACTAAAGGAGGTAGAGACTTCAATCCTGTCTCCCTTGCCCTTATCCATACGGATCAACAACACTCTCGGCCCCATCAATAACGTCAGAGGATTATGGATGTCATAGTGAGGTTTGTGGCTACCATGACCCGTAGACTCGTATTCCTTAGTCCCCACATACCCTGCGATGCCGTTTATTAACTGTTCCCTAAGCATAGGGATACGACCCTTTAAACGATCCCTAAAGATCTTCTTAACGTCCCTTACGATCTCTTTTCTAGACATCGCTTTCTGTAAAGCTCTTAAATCAGTACCCGTAGTATTAATCTTAATACCCATTATCGTACCGCGAGTCTTTACAGTCATATTACGAGTCATAGGTATTCTACCTCTTTCTCGCCTAACTTCTCCCTTAATAAGATAGAAAAGAATAGAGGTCTATCCTTTAACCTACCCGTCAAGGCACTTTGGGTTATTCTCCAGACCCTTTTATCGAAGATTATTAAATCACTAGAGGTGATCATCTTCTCTAAAGCCGTAGAATTACCAAATAACTTTTTCACTGAAGAGATCGGGATCGTCAGAGTAGCCGTCCTCTGAGAACCTTCCCCTATCGGAGTTAATAACTCCTCAGTAGGTGCTCTTGAGATACTCCCTATAAGTGTATAAGGACTCTCATAAGCGCGTTTGCGCTGACGGTATATACCACCAGTCGCTGTAGGGATGTATTTGAGAAGCCTAAACTCCTCGCCATAGATACTATGGCCCCTCAATAACGCTTTTTCAGCTACGTCCACTAGACTCATACCACTACCACTGATGATGCCTGTGAATATGACTTTAGGTCATTACTGTTTACAACCACCAACCGATAATACCACTCTCCCGCAACAGGAGTGTCTGTGAATGTGCTTATTTGATTATCACTCGTTGTAAAGATGGCAGAACTTGTTGAAAAGTCGTTATTCGCCGCACGTTCTACATGGTAGAAGTTAAAGTATGCGTCTTGGACTCTTCCCCAAGTAATCTTCACACTGCTACCCGATAACGCTATCGCAAAATCAGGAACCGCAATCGGATCATCAAACATATAAGACATCCTACGACCTGTTCTTAGACTCATTCGAGTCATAACAGCTTGTTGGATACCTGCACCCTCATCACCCCGATCTTGGAGCCTGAGAAGCGCATTGTTATATTCGTCCTCTAACTTCTCCGCCAATTTGAGCCAATACTTTGGCCCCTCTAGTGGCATCTGCTGTCTTTGGACTGTTAATTGAGGGACAGTGACAATCTGATCAGGGACATTAGGGAAATCCTCAACGTCTCCAGATGCGCCTTCGCCACCCCTCACATAACACATATTTATAGTCCCCCTCACCTCCAACAAGTATTCATACTTGGTAGGTAAGAGGTCTATAGTATAGGCAGAATCGAGGTCTAAATTGATCCTCCCTAAACCACTGTACACTGAATCAATGTAGTGGTTATCTAAATAAACAGGTCGACCCTCATCGCGGGATTCATGGTGACTAACAGTGTCATGCACCCTAGATCTGATACGTCTCACAAGAGAGTTTATATCTGCCATGTTGGTCGACCCCGCTCATCTATTAGATACATCTACCGCTATTGATTAGATTCTCAGCGACTGTTCTTGGGAAAGTGTAAATCTGACCCTCCTGTAATTGATAGTTATATTTTCCAATACTACCCCTTACGCTGACCAACGCTTTGACCTTAACGGACTTCTCAATAGGCTTCTTCGGTGCTACCTGAACCTCTTCGGTCTTAGGTGGAACCTCTGGGATAACCGCTTCTGTGTTCTTCTTTTTAGGCTTAGGCTTTGCGACTGCTACTGCAATCTCGGTCGCTTCTTCTTCAGCAACCTTTTTCTTTCGCCCACGCTTTTTTGGTGTTGTTTGCTCGGTCATCTTTTAAACCTTCTTAGAGAGTGTACAGCTTCACGCCATAGTTACCCATGAGTGCTTTAGTCCCAAAGATTGAGTACCAAGCGAGTCCACGAGTACGACCGAAATCCTCTACACCGTTGTCACGAAGTTCAACAGGGAGGGCATCAGCGACATAAAGACACTGATCTGCGAAGAGAAGAGCCTCATACACATCAGCACCACCATTACCAGAACCAGTCAAAGCAGCATCAAGACCAACACCTGCATACGCGCCATTCTTAGCATGAGTAGTCGAGATGAAGACAACGTCTTCCCATCGGCCTAACTCACCGCTGAAGAGATTACGAGTGTTCGCATAGTTATTTGCACTCTGCCAATCACCATCTCTACGCAATTCAGTCGCCTGATGAGGATGGAGGAAACAGACATAAAAATCACCATTGAACTTTGGTGCATTCTCAATCTGCAACTTCTTAACGCCTTCGCGCACAATCTCAGTATCAAACTTCTCTGCAACACTCAAAAGGTTTGCACCCGTCATTGCAGAAGCATCGTAGAAGATCTCGTGAGTAAGATCAGCAGAGAGAGCGTCACGAAGAGCAACGTCACGAGCGACAGCATAGTCCCGACCCAAGAGAGTCGCAGTCTCTGCCATGAGATCGTCATAACTCAAACGGAGGAGCTTCTCAGAAACATTTACTGCGTTTCCGTACTCAGTAACTTGGATAGTCTTCTGAGATGCGGTCATTGCTTGTGCAGAGAGACTCGTATGCTCGTCTATAGTACCGCCTTGAGTAGCGAGATCATCATAGATAGTGAACTTGAGATTCTCACCAGCACTCGCCATAAGGTCTTGCTTACGGACTGCAAAGTCCTCGAATCGCATGATCCCCTGCGCTTCGTGCAGAATGTCTAATGAATATACGTCTAAAAGTGCCTCTGGAAGTCGAGTCCATGGGGCTTGTGTTGCTACGCCTGAACCTACATTTGCCATAATTATTCTCCTTGATTAAATGAAAGTCTAATTTCTAATTGAATCCAAAGCCTGTGCAAGCATCTTCTGTCTTAATGACTTATACTCGTCTGGCTTTAGTTTTGATAAATTCCAACGATCTTTCTGAGGAGCGATAGAAGGTTCTTGATTGTTAGGTGAAACAGGTTTCGGTACGTTTACCGCCAATTCCCCCCGAATCTTATCTTCTAGTCTCTCTTTAAGAGCGTTCTCTTTTTGTAATTGGATCTCGATAGAATTATCAATCTCCTCTGGGGTCGAACCCACGACCATATCAGCAGATAATAAACCCGCCTCCTTGATACGCTTCTCCCGATAAGAACGAGCTTCGGACATCTTGACTTTATTGTCAGCGTCTTCAGCCACCGTTTGTAACTTCTCAGTTAATGAAGCGTTCTGTGCGATTAACAGGTCGATCTGCTTGTTTACCTTCTCATATTCGCTGAGAGACGAATCTTTGATTGTCTTTAATTGTTCTCTCGTGGAATTGAGTTCTTCTTCCACCTTCTGATTCTTTAAAGCGAGAGCGTCATTCTCTTCTTTCGTCTTATCTAAAGACTTCCGAAGTTTACTCTTCTCTTCACTCCTGACCTTATTAAGCATAATCTCTACTTGATCCTTTGTAATATACTCAGGACTAGAGTCAACTTTGGCGGTCTTCTCAGATTGAGGTTCCTGTGGGGTGACTTGACTTTCATCTTTATCATTTACGGGATTTGTTGGCGTGTCACTCATGTATTATGTGTTCCTCGGTTAAGGTGTTCTAAAGATCTTTAGCGTAAACGTGGAGATTGTGGAGCGCGTCTAGCGTGTTGACCCGCTTCGTTTTTGTTCATCTCAATCTTCGCGCCTTGAACCTTTGCAGGATTGTCTGCGCGAGGAGTGGTGAAGTAATCGGTTGTCCCACGATCACTGCTGTCGATTCCAGATTCAGAAGCAGATGCGCTCTGAGCTTTATTGGTTGAGTACATAGGCATATACCTACCTCCTGTTTTACTTTTGGAAGAAATTGTAGAAACATTACAATTATGGATGAAGTATAACAACTTTTCAAAAAAAAGTTAAATATATAAAGGTTCTATAGAACACATACAGTTAGGATGAGGGATCGAAGGGAAGCTATTCGCCATGTATAAACCAAGAATACTAACCCCTGATGGGATTACGTCTTCTACCCCTAATCCCGTACCTACCGCTAAAACTTCACAAACTTCAGCACCACCATAAGAGACATGAGAAGCACTTAGCCTCCAATATGCTAGAGAGATATTTTTTATTTTCATAACCTCAAGTGTAGCCTCGTGAATCGCCCTGTTTTGCTCTGTTCTACTTATCCGAGCAACCCCCCTTGAGACACAAGCACCCCCAGACCCCTTTGGATCAATTAACTTTTTCTTCAAAACCGAACGGTAATTGAACCTCTCTACAAAGGTCTTATCCATTAACTTAGATAACTCCCCCTCCATGTTCGCCCCCAACGCCCCCAAACGATTCGCGGTCGTCTTATTGTTATAACCCGTCTTCTTCTTATAAACAGAAACTGCAATCTTAGAAGATAAGTCTTCTATCTCCTTCATAGAGAGAAGATCTCCCTTAGGAGAACCCCGCCTAACCCCTATAAGATAAGTCTTTACACTACCCTTCAGGTTCTTAAATATCTCATCACGAGCATCCCGTACAACACCCCTAACAATCTTATCAAGTTTAAGGGTTAAATCTGTCTTTTCGACAACTTTTAACTTCCCCTCTTTGTCTCTCTTACTCTTCAATTCCACCTTATGTATCTCTACCTCGAATTTATTTATACCCTCTTGGACTAAACCCCGTATCCGACCCTCCTGCCGAGACAAACGGTTAAGGATACGCCTCTTAGCATCACGCACCTCACCATTCTTCTCTCCTTTTCTAACGCTACGAGGCTTTGAAGTTAAAACCTGTGTTGTACCATCCGAAAGGCGAATAATGTGCTTAGAAGAGATCGTACCTGTCTTAGATGAACTCTTTGGAGTAAATCTCTTACTCGACATCCGCTATCCTCGACTTAGTTACGCTTATAGAGTTACTCGTCACATCGGGATTCGGCCTCTTAGGGTTAGGATTACCACTAGGCTCTTTCTTCTCTTCAACGAGATCTTCAAAACCTATATCGGCCTCCTCTCCAAACTTTTGACCTAATTCAAACTCCATCTCCGCTTGAATTTCACGCTCTTCTTTCAAATCAGCAGTGATCTTCTCAATCTCCCGCTGAGAGAAACCTAACTTCTGTAATTCATATCTCTTACTGGTTAGACCAACATCAAGACGCTTTGAAGCTCTGTCCAATTCTATAGACTCGTCCCTCGGTAAAGGACTAGGGAAGATCACTTCGTTCCTAAACCTATTATTGATAGATAACTTCTCAAACTTCCTACCAAAATCATTATCAGCGATACTCGTGATCTTCATCATCAACCTGTTCACTAATCGAAGACCCGCCCCATAGGTCTGAATCTTAACCTGACGATTCTCCAACATCGGCATATATCTCATAGATACAGAAGCCCCCGTCTCCCTGTTATTTACATTACTCGTCAACGCGATCTGAGGAACACCACCAACCTCGTGCATAGCCTGCTTCACCCTGTCTAAATACTCAAGACTACTCTTCAACTCTCCTCCAAGAGCCAAATTTTCAACCTCCGCATTCTCAGGTAAACCCCACATTCTGTTTGGCCCCTTCTCAAGAGAAGTTAATTTAGCACCCTTCACAATCGTCACAGGACTACCATGATAATTAATCACATCAGAGATGTCCGTAGACTTCTCGTTGTACTCCCTCTGTAACTTTATAATATCACAAAGGTCACTTCGCCCATAAAACTCACCCGCCATTGGGTAATTCGGAATATGGACAATAGGGATCTCGCCTAGAGGATTGATTTTAGTAATCACCTGACCTTCTGGGGTGTAGTGTATCACCTTATCTTTATACCAACGCTCACCGTACCACTCGACAGAGTTAGAGGGAATATCCCCAAAACTCTTAGTGTGTGCATCACCATTCTTAAATCTAGGGAATAAGATTAAAATCGAGTCGACCTGCTTCCTGTCTACACCATGTGGCCCACCAAAAGAAGGAAACACATACTGAGAAGGTAATACGTCAACTCGCGCATAAGGTGGCTCAATCGGATCACTGTCCTCCCAACTCACTCTTATAAAGACATCTCCCGTTATAGAACCCATCTGCGCCATCTCAAACGCTACAAGTTCCTTACGGTTACGCTCCCATGTCTTCTCCAACATCAAACGTATAAACTCTCTGTCTTCATCCTCTTTAGAAGCTGTCGCTGGGTCATCAGGGATCGTTATCAAAAAACCCGACTTCATTAAGAAGTTTACCTGCGCGTCCACAAATCTTCGACAATAATTAATCGTCAATAGAGGCTCGTTTATGTCCCTATTGTGATCCCATTGATTGCCCTTATAAAAACGCTGGTACTCACGATAACGTGTTAAACGCTCACTATGCTCCACCTCTGTGTTCGTCACGAGATGAAAAACAGTAGAGCCTGATTGTCCATACGGAGTAGATCCAATTATACCCTTACTAAAAGCCATTATTCACCTCAGTCCCACTTAAAGTGTAAATTTGTAGATCCCTTTGATCTTAATTGATTTTTTTCTATTCTACCTCTAATCATACTATTTAACCAAACACCAACATTCTTTGGGCCTAACCCAACAAGATCCCCACGCTTTAAAGACCTCTTTATAAAGCGTTCCGACTCCCCACTTAAAAGTACGACCTGCTCAAGAGTTAAATCACCATCCATCAAACTTCCTCCTCGATCTACCCGCACCAATCTGACCCTGATGACGGTTTCTTGTGTCGGCTACGGCCCTCGCTCCAAGAAATGGATTACTCCCCATCTCTACCGCGATCATCTGACGGTTCACTAAATAACATAATAACATTAAACTATCCGCATAGTCATCATGACCCGTTGATGTTCCCTTCTTCTTACCCCCCGTAGGCGCATGGACATCCATAAATTTACCACGCCAATCCTTCTGTAACTCATACATCTCTCGTACAAACCTCTGCCACTTCCTCAGACTCTTCGCAAAATCACTCGCAGGGTAAGTCAACCTACCCTCCTTGATCTCCTGATAAAGAATCGTATAACCCTCGTGCTTACGCCTCTGGTTAAATATAAAAGGCACTACCCGTATGTTCTTATCATATAAATCCGCGTTCAAACGATCATAGATCGGATCTCCCCTACCCGTAGCGTCCACAATCAATGAGCCAATATTATACTGACTTAGAAAGTCTAAAATCTGAGGGTATTGTGTCTCGTGGTCGTCACCCTGTATCTCAAGCCAATTCATCAAATGTGTGTGATACCTGTCCTCTCCCGCAAACATTTGAGGGTTCTCCCACCATACCCGCGCTACAGTCACCACCGTTGAGTCATTTGACCTACCTATATCTATACTCGCCACTAGATTCTCACTGTGATGGTCGTTGTTAAAACAATTATGCCCTCGCTTGAAATGTATGTACTTACCCTTCTGCTTCACACGCAATTTAGATGTCTCACGCATACCACAAGCATCAAAGATCTCTGGCGCAATAAAATGTCCACGCTCCAACATCCAATGTAAACGATAACTCATACGGAACTCGTCAGAGTCATATCCTAAACGCTCAATCTCCTTCTCTATATATGCCCTGTACCTCGGATTATATCTCGCAGGATGCTCATAGTCATACTGGAAGTGTGTCCTCAAACCTCCCGTACCCGCTGATAAGCTCTTTCTACGATTACGCTCACACGCATCGAAAAACTCATTCTTCTGTTGGTTAGGGGTTCCTATCTTTATCATACTCGCATTCGTACTCGCACCCATCGGATGGATACTCTTACGAATCTTATAGTTACTTATATCCTGCGTCTCCTCGCAATTATGAGACAAGATACCGTTTGCAAAAAAATTACCTGTGGTGGTCTTTATGTCGTAGACATATTCGGGTGATCCTTCTTCCTTGACCGAGATAAGTCGTACGCTTTCTTTTTCACCTTGTGGCAAGATTTTGAGCAGACAGGGTTGCTTAAAGACATTCGGTAGGGGATGAATTTCTCTCCGCAAATGACACAGTTCAATCTCCTCCCAAGTATCAGTTTGTATTTCATGGGCTGAATGATAAATGGATCTATCATCTCTGACATTTTCGCTAGTTCCCTCACCCGAAAGCGAAGGTACTCTCCCGATAGGTGCGACTCGATTATAGGTACAAACCCGACTAGACTCTCTATCCTCTCTTGAAGCAAACGAACACTCTTTGGATCGAACCCATGTGTCGATAAAGAGCCTTGATTCCCTCTCCCCATTGTCCCGCCCCAACAAGACCCATCGTCCATCCATAAGTAAGCTAGTGCTTCCAAACCTATTCTGTCGGCAACTCGTGGTGTTATCACTCTTTTTCGGTCTTGGTATAAAAGTTCGTAATACTCTATTAAGGACTCGTGACAACTTGTTCTTAATCTTGCCCAATACGCCCCTTTTCCTGGGTTTTCTCGGTAATTCACCTTGGGCCTCAAAGGCGAGAGTCTCTCTCCTAGATGATTCACATACGCAGACTGCTTTATTGAGTGATTCGTTTCGTAACGAGGTCGCCTCGACTGCTTTGTAGGGTAATTTAGGGAAGAATCCCCTAGAATTGTCCCTATTAATACTTGATCCATCATAATAATCCTCTTCCTCATCTAGTTTGGGGAGTAGGGTAGTATTATAAAGTGAAAACAAAGTACTTGTCAAGACGTATCCGTAACCTCTAACCCACCATAAATGGTCACCAGTAGAAACTACCTCAGTGCCGTCACTAAACCGTAATCGGTAAGTTTTTTCATAAGGAACAAACCTTTGATGAGCCAATACATCAGCCCATACAACATCTCCTGTATTATGATCTAAAGCTCGGATTTTACCTTGATATTTAGAATCGACAATTTGCTGTATGGTAATTTGGCCTTTATCTAACGTCTCAATTAGTGTCGAACCATGTAAGCAGATAATAAGATGATACGTCTTACCCTCTATGTTCGCCTGTGGCCCCGCACTGTTCGCGTCAACATATGAACCGTTAGGTAATCGCAAAACCTTACGACCTCCCTGTAAGTCAATTCCAATGTCTGGGTCTTTTAAAACCGCCTGCATCGTCTCACTCATCATCCTCTGCGCCATTCGACTGTGCATGATTCCCGCTAACTCATAGTTAGGCGCAAAGATCCCAACCCATAAACCGTCCTTAAACTTATTTATCCTGTCATCGTCCTTCAAACCATCCATCCGCGCCAATGTCGGTAACAAAACACTCAAACCAACAACCACTACCGATACCGTCTCAGTCTTACCCGATTGCCTAGAGAATAAAGCAGTGATCTCCTCCCCGTCCTCCATCACTACACTCTGACAGATCCGTAAACCAAACTCCTTCTGGTAAGGATATAACTCCATACCACTAGACTCCAAACAAAAGTTAAAACATCTATCCGATAAATCCAATAACTCCTGATGGCTTAACGTATGTGATGGTTTCTTCTTCTTCGATAATCCCCTACCCATTTTAACTCTCCTCTACCTTTGTAAATTCCCGTAACCTCCGCGTAAAATCCTCGTAAATACTCAATAACGCCTCACGCTTACCACCATATAACCTCAAATACGCCTCCGCTATCCCATGCGCGTCAACAACATCCATCCAAGATGCCTCAAGATCTCGGTTCTCCAATAGAAAACCCTCGCGCTTACCTAATAACTCCAAGTCTTTATTACTCAATTCTATTGCCTTTTTTATAAAAATAAGATCCACATACACACTACGGTAATCCGAAAAAAATATAAACAATAAAGAAGAACTATGACCAAACAAGAAAAAATCAACCACCCAAAACACTATCACGCAGAATCAATAGAAGCCATCGATGCAATAGAAGCATGGAACCTCAACTTCTGCCTCGGTAACGTAATCAAATATGTCGCTAGAGCAGGACACAAAGATCCAGAAACCAAAAATGAAGACCTAAAGAAAGCTCTGTGGTATCTCAAGAGAGAACTCTCTAAAGATAATCCTCGTAAATAGACTCCAAGTCATCCAAATACTCCAACGCCTCCCCCTCGTCCTCTCCCCATCCCCATACACTCAAATCACCGCTAATCATAACCCGTACAAATATCCCCGTCTCCAGATAACGAAAACGAACAACACCATCGTAAATCTCGTCAACACGATCCTCAAATATACTTAACTTCTCCTCAAACCCCTCCTCACCAAGATATGCGTCCTCCAATACCTCAAAGTCTAAATCAATGTCAGGGTAATAACTCAAACCACCCGAATGCTCAACCTCCCAACCACTACCAACATATCTCTGCTTCCTCATCGATCATCACCACTTCCAGAAATCACACCGCGCTCCCTCCTAGAGGACAACTTCTCCAGATTCTTCTCCGCTACCTCCTCCAGACTTGATCCCAATTCAACAGACATCCGCGTCAAATACCATAACACATCCCCAAGCTCCCTGAGAATACCATCACGATAACTCTCCGACATCTCCATCTCGTCTCGAAGAAACTTCTTTATCTTCTCAGCAACCTCACCTCCCTCACCAACTAAACCCAATCCCAAATAACTTAAAATACGCTCAAAGTCACCAACGTACTTCACCGTCTCCTGTGTTCTACTCTCGTACTCACTAAATCTCAAAATAAGCTCCCTCTAAGTATTATGGCCCTTCACATATACCATATTCTAAACCTTCTTCAACTACATCATCCAATGGACGCAGTAAACGACCACCACCCAATACATAATGATCCATCAATATCGCAAATACTAACCAGAAGATTACAAAAAACATACCCACTCCAAAACTACGTCCTCGATTATTCACTTCTTAATCTCATCTCGGATCTCTGTCAAAATTAACTTTATAAAGTTTATCGTTACCTTCATCTCCCGTAAACTACTCTGGTTCTCCCTAACACCATCCATGATCTTCTTCTGCTCTCCCTCCACATTCACCACCCTAGAATTTAAAGTGTCCACCTTACTCTTCATTAACGCAAAATCTACACTCAAACTATTTATCCACAATAACGCAGGGATACAACCAATCGCTAATCCACGAAAAATAATGTTCAAAATACGGTCGTCCATAACCAGCACCTCTATAATGTTAATCTAAAAATCTGTTCACCATCAGTATAACAAATTCAAAACTCTCTGTTGACAGATTCTTACACACAATTTAACCTCAAACCACCTCGTCAAGACTTGGAGTACCAAAATGACAACCAAAAAGAACCCTTGGGATGTGAGACTCATCACACCAAATTATCTGCAAGCGAAAAATGAAGTCGATCTCTGGCTCCGTAAAGGATACTCGACACACTACTCACAAGAAAATAAACAAGTCGAAATCAAAAAAGGTGGCCCCAAAAAAATACTCTTCATCGTAAGAACTAGAGAGAAGACACAATGAAAAAACAAATCTTCATCAATAATAATACCTCACACTACCGATGTGTCACCCTCTATAACCCCGACCACCCAGACCTACCAACAATTAAACACTTTCAATGCTTCTACGAAGCTACACAATTCATCAACAAAAATGATTACTCAATCGTTTACCTGAAAGATAAAATCAAAGATGGTGGAATGCTGTGGGGCGTAAGAAGATGGACTTAATCTCCTTCACCATACACCATAACCCCACACCAAAAGGTAGACCGCGATTCGCAAAAGGGAGAACGTACACCCCTAAGAAAACTACCGACTACCAAAACATAGTCAAACAATCTGCACCAATATCAACAAAAAAAGACCACAAAGGCCCGATCCAAGCAAATATCGTCTTCTACATCAAAAGACCAAAATATATGCTACATAAAAAATACGAAAACAGAATCATCCCTCATACGAAAAAACCAGACATCGATAACCTCGCAAAAGCTATACTCGATGCCCTAAATGGAACCCTCTATATAGACGACTCACAAATCTACTCCCTAAATCTCACAAAGTTCTACTGCGATAAAGAACAAGATCCAAAAGTCGTTGTGACCCTCATCTATCAAGATAAATAACCACCTATAACCATTATCAGGAAATTTTATGACCAATCTCAATATCTGCTGGATCATCCTACTTAACTTCTTACCACAAAACTCCACAGAAACCGCTAGGAAGAGAATAATTCACTCACTACCAAATAGACTAAACGTATGCCTAGAGGTCGCAAGTAAAGCACAACTCCTCAACATAGATCCCGCTCTCGCAACTGCAATCGCATATCACGAGTCAAGATTCTCATACCCAACATCAACAAAAGGCGCAAAAGGCCCAATGCAGGTCATTACAAAATATCACTGCACAAAAAATGAAAAATGCGACCTCGTAAACGCAGGCCTAAAAGCTCTAAAGAAATTCCAAAAAATAAATAATAACCTCTGCGCTACACTCGCACAATATAACAGAGGACTCAACGGCAAATGCCAAAAAGGGAGATCAGAATACCGCTACGCACAAAAAATTATACGCATGATGAATGACTTAAACCTCACAGCAGTCTGCAAAGAGAAACAAAAAGGATGCTGAGAATAAAATACAAATTCCTC